GTCGTTGATGCGCTTGACCTCCTGATCCATGAAGGACTTGGTGAGGTTCTTGGCCATGGCTTTCTGGCCGGCCTTGACCAGTTTGCGGCTGATGGCATCTTCCAGGCCGACATAGCTGATGAATTTGCCGGTGATGGAACGGTTACCCAGCAACGAAAAGCCGCCGAGGATGGTGCGCGCGTAGTAGCTCACGCCATAACGGTTGAGCAGGTCGCCTTCGGTGGAGGTGTCGAGGATGTTGTACTCGACCACGCGGGAAACGTCCTCGGCGAACGTCACCTGATTACCCGGGCTCTCCCACTGCTTGACCTTGGCCAGCGCGGCGATCGCCAGAGACGACGGCGACAGAAACACGTTTTTCTTCGCCGCCTTGGAGTACACCGACGGCATGTTGTGCACCAGCAGGCAGCGGTCGAAACCCAGGTCGGCGCCGCCCAGTTCGCCGCTATAGGCCACTTGGTCGGCGACGCTGGCATCTTTGCCGTCGAGCACGACACGCGCCTTGATGCGCTTGCCGAACGAGGCAAACTCGCCGGCCACGGCCTTGGTGCCAGTGAAGCCGGGGGCGCCGATGATGGTCAGGTCTTCAGGCACGCTGGCGAGTGCGGCCAGGCCCAGTTTGCGGCCGGTGACCGGGTCGTTACCACCGATCACATTGTTGAGCGTATCGGCCGCAGTGGCGCCCTCTTCGACGATCACCACGTAGACCGGCACCTTCACCACTTTGAGAATCTGGTAGACGGCGTGGAACAACGTGCCCGACTCGGCACCGGTGGTGTCCAGCAGCGCCTGGGTGGTGAAGCTATTGATGCGAAACGGCGCATTTTTTGGAATCGACGCATGGGCGTTCGGCGCGGTGCCGACCAGACCGATGACGTTATCACCCAGGCCACCCATGGCCTCGGGGGATTCGGTGGCATTGACGGTAATACCGTTGTGCTCGAAGTTCAGAACCTCAGCCATGGTTATTCAGCCTTCTTGGGGGTGGAGTTAAGGACGCTGGTCAGTTCCAGACGGCCAGCGGTGCGCAGGGCGGATGCTTCGACGTCCAGCAGTTCCAGTTCCTGGCCAACGGTGGACCAATGGCCGCCTCCGGTAGGGAATGGGATGAGGACGGTGTAGGTTTGGCGGGTAGGCATAGGTGGGTTTCTCCGGGTTGAGAACGCCAAAGCCCCTTGAGGAGGGGCTTTGGGGAGGCGAAAAAAAACCGCTTTCGCGGTGAGGTTATTTGAGAAAGGACGGTTTAGATGGCCACTCGACCGCGTCCGGGTCGCTGCCTTGGTCCGGGATATCGCGAAGCCCTTGGCGATAAGCCAAGAAGACGGGGCGGTCTTGATCTGCAATGGGATAATCAGGCATCGCGGCATAGTCGCTGGCCGCCAAATCGGCATCCCGAGCCTTACGGATTATGGTCCACTTAATTAGTGGGTGAATTTCCGCCAACGAGAATTTTGGTTTCATCAATGATCCCCTTATCCCAAAGCCAACATTGTTCCCCAGTCAACTGGGTGATTAACGACACCTGTGCAGGCACCAGCAAGCATAACTTCGATCAACCCTGAATTGGAGATCCGCATCGGATGAACATGCATGTAGTGGGAAAAGAAGCCCGCGGGATCCATCCCTAAAGAACACCAGCGCCACTTACCTTTCTCGTTTCCGGTAGTCCAAGTCCCGTCAACAGCTCCCTCTACGACTCGCACAAAAGCAGCGGCAGTCATGTGTGTATTGAGAGAAACGGGCGTTGCTCCGCTTAGTCTCCCAGTATCGATGGAGCAAGGAAACGCCAACCAAGGACTGACACTTCCCTCCGACCATTTCATCTGCCAGACATTAATCGGATTTCGCCAATATTCAGCGGCCCAAATATCGAAGCCTGGGAACTGCTCGCTGACATCCGCCTGAACCTGACGCATGAAATCCACGTCAGCTTGTGAGCGTCCAGCCGACTGAGATAACTGAGTAATTGTCCGAGTTTTTGTCGCTGTTACTTGCGAATGAACATACCACCCATCTATTAGGGCGCCCGTGGTATCAGGTGCCATATGGAAGTTTCTAGTAACTGCCAATCGTGGAATTTTGCGTGTCAAGCCCGAAATCTGAGATTCGTATTTTTCTCTAGCATCGGCAAGGGCCTTATCAATTTCACCCAATTTATTCTCAACTGTATTTGTCAATCTATTTGCCGCACTTACAACTGCGACTAGCTGCTGTTCAGTACTCATATTTGGAACTCCATATTTTTTCCTTCCCTAGATACTTCACATCAACGCATTAGACGCCTCTTAATATCCCAAGCCGACATCGATGCTAAGTCGTTTTAGCCTCGAGCGCCATAACGCGGAATACGACATTCAAACCACGCGTCATATTGTCAATGCAGGCTGCGGAAAGTGAAGCCAACTCTTCTGAGAGAAGAATGTTGAGACTTTCAGCGCCCACCACAATCACCACGCTATCCCCCGGTAACGGCGAAACATCCAGCGTAAACTTCTGCAGCACTCGAGCCGCCGCCGCTTTATACGTCAGCAACTTGCCTGCGACGGAATACACCGCCAACAGCGTCCCACTGGCGAGATAAAAACCAAACTCGCCAATTTCATATTCCCCGTCGCCGTCAAACAGCGCGGCCATCCTAAGTTGGTGGTTGCCCAGGTCTTCGTAATCCACGATGGCGACCCGTTGGCGTTCGTCGCGCAAGGCCACTTCGCTGCCGTCCGGGTTGTAGCGGCCGGTGCCGGCGCCAATGTGGGTGATTTCACCTTTCAAACCCTGGTTCTTTGCCTGCAGCACTTCATCCAATCCCTTGGCGGTGAAGCGCACCAGGCGCGTAATGTCATCTGTCATGGCTGCGCCCTGAGGTCGTAGTCGTTAATGGTGTAGTGCAGGACTGCGCCGGTTTGGGTAAGCCGGGCGCCCAGCACTGTTTCGGGTAGAGCGCCCCGCAGGGAAAACTCACTGTCACTCAACGGCGGGTCGAGCGCGCTGCTGATCGAAAGGCCGCCCAAGGTCTCGTGGACAATGGTGATGGTGGCCTGATCACGCTCGCTCTGGGCCGCGTTGATACGCCGAATCAGCCGGTTGTGGTCACCGCTGGACCAACTGCGCCCCACAATTGCCTGCACGTCAAAGGTGTACGGCACGCCGAGCGGCCGCTGCTGATACCAGGCGCTGATATTGGGCGTAAAACCCAAAGACTCCACCGCATGGTTCAACGCCTTGGGCGTGCCCGCCTGACGCTGGATCTGCCAGGAAAGCCCCACGGTCAGGCGTTTTTCCGTTTCGCTGGCTTGGGTATTCCATTCGCTGACACCCCGGTCGGCGGCCAGGTACGGCAGAAATTCGACGGGGGTTTGCAGCGGGTTCATCAGCGCGGGAAACGGCGGTACGACGCGGTCCAGCAGGGTGCCGAAGCCCAGGTCCAGGGCTTTCTCCAGTGCTGAGCTATTGGCCGGCAACAGGCTCGCTTTGCTTTCACTCATAGCGTGCGCACCTCCACCTCGACACCGGTGCAATAAGGGGCCTGGAAGGCTGTGGTGATGATCGGTTCCAGAGGTTCGAGAATCTGCAACTGCGCCGCGCCCGCACTGTGAATGGCGTAGTCGATCCAACTGGGGTCGACGCGTCCTTCGAGGCGATGGCAGGAGTCGGCGTAGGTTTGCAGCAGGTGTTGGGCCGCCACTTGGGTCAACCCGGAATCCGGCCCGGCGTTGATCTTGGCTACGACGCGGATTTTGTACGGCAGGATCTGCGCACTCTGCACGCTGACCAGATCGGTTTCCGGTCTTACATCCGGCCGTGCGAAATGTCGTCGCACGCCGTCAAGCAATTCGGCGGATGCGCTGCCGTCGCCCTCCCTGGACAGTACCGTGACCATGACTTCGCCTGGAGCGGTGCGCCGCGCATTGCCGTCCTTGACTTGGGCCGCGTAACCGTCCGGGTCGAAGGTGTAGCTGACCGTAACCACGCCGGGAGTGGCGCTCTGCACCTTGACCGACGGCCGTTCACCCAGGGTGAAGACCTCGCGTCGATACTGCATCCGCGAGCCTGCCGCCGGTGCATGGGGTGCCAGGTAGTAGCGCAGACGGGCATCGTCGTCGCTTTCCAGAATGGGTGGTATCGGCGGGAATGCGGCCGGGTCGCCAGGGTCGAGGACTTGGCGTTCCAGCCCCATGTCGGCAAGGCGTGCATCCAAGTTGCTGCCGGTTGCCCACCACGCCAGCATCTGCTTGATACGGGCGTTGTACTTGCGTTCATGGGTTTGCAGGCGCACGCAAAACGCTTCCAGGGCCAGGGTCAATAATTCGCTTTCATTGTCCAGACTGGCTTTGAGTTTGGGCGCGCTTTGCGGCGCACGGGTGGCCACGTAATCGATGACGAACGCCTTGAATTCCGCCAACAACGGCTCGAACGCCTCCACGGCAATAAGCGTCGGCTCCGCCAGTTGGTTCTGGCCGGGGATCAACATGCTCATGTCACGACCTCGAAGGTTTGTTGACGGTTTTTCCAGGAGCCGGCAAAACGCAGCAACAAACCAGCGCCTTGCCGCGTGGCGACGATGACCTCCGGTTGAAAATCGGCGATGCCATTCTGGGTGTTGTAGAACGCGTGCGCGGCATGGCTCTGGGCGAGGATCAGCAGGTCGTCGCCCAGGTTCTGACCAAGCAATTGCGGGATCATCGAGCCGTACAGCGGACGTTTCTGGCGAGTGCCTATGGGAGTGGTCAGCGCTCGGGTGGCGCGCTGTACGAACTGCAGCCAGTCATTCACGGCTGCCCCGGTGTTTCTATCGATTCCGAGCATGGCAAATCCTTATGCGCTGCTGATCACACGGCCCTGGTGATCCACCACCGGGCCACTTAAATGCACTCCGCCGGCATCCAGCCGCAGGCCGGTAGCCCCCAATTGCAGGGCGATGCTGTCGGCCGTCAGTACCAGGCTGGCGGCGCCGACCTGTGCGACGACCTGCTCCCGTGAGCCCGTGACGGTGGTGGGTCCGTTGCGCCAATTGAACAGGTGAGTGGCATCGTCGTAATCGCTTTGCGTGCCGTCCTGATAAAGGCGACGCGTCAACGTCGCCACACGGGAGACAGGCGGAAACTGACTACTATTGAGGCCGAACAAGGCCACGGACTGCGTCCCCCCTTCTCCACCTGCATAGTTGAGCAGCAGGCATTGCTCGCCCACAGATGGGATGCGGGTTTCCGTCTGCGCACCGGCGCTGGGGTTGAAAAAATGAATGGCCGGGGTGAGCAAATCTCCATGCCGAACCTTGCATGTGTGGCTGGCGGCATCGACTTCCTCACATACGCCAATCCGACAAAAACTGTCGGCACGGCGGTACAGGTCTTCGAGCTGGGCCTCCATTTGCGCCAGGCGCTCGATGATCGGCCCCAGTTGCATGCGTAGTAACGCGTCGAACATGGCCTACTCCTGCAGAGGTCGATATTGATCGGGATCGTCGATATTCGAGACTTCCCAGGTGTAGGCAAACAGCGGTTTACCCGCGGGATCTTCGAGCAGCGGCGGCCCCAGATAGAGCGTTTGGCTGAAGGACACCGTCCAGGTGTCGTAGTCCGTTTCGCTGGAGCCCAGAACGGAGGGTGCCGCCACAATGGCCATGGGCAGGTCGCATTGCTCGGCCGGCAGCCCCCAGCGGTTGTCCAGGGCCAGATCCATTAGTTGGCTGGCCAAGTCGCAGGCGTCAAAGGGCGCCGCGCCGCTGGCAACCGTGACTTTGAGAGACACCGACAAGGCATGCGCCTTGCGCCCGTCAAGGGCGCGTATTCCGGGGCCGTTACGCTCCACGCCGATCAAAATGCCGCTGGCATCCGTGGCGCCGTTGAAATCCTGGTGATTGCCCACCCGCAGGTGCGGGAACGCCAGCTTGAGCGTTTCTGCGATCGCGATGGGCAGTTGGGAGGGTTTTTCGATAAGTGTCATAGGGTCGCGTCCTTGCAGCAATTACTGCTGATCGGGCCGCGAAGTCGGCGTCTGGTTGACCCCGATACGCTTGGCCGCCCAGCGTTCATAAAGACCGATGGCTACGTCGGCCCCCGCCATGGCGGTGAGGCAGCCGATGGCGCCGGCAGTCCAGATCGACATGCCGGCGGCGTAACACAGCATCAGGGCCGAAACCCCGCACACCATGCACGCGCCAGACCTCAAGGCCAGGCGCCGGATCAACGACCAACCGCGGGCGCCCTCCTTGTCGGCACGCCACATTTCGCCGGATACCCCGCCGATCAAGGCCAGTGCAATCACCAGCCAGATAGGCATTTCCGCTAACGCTTGCTGCTCGTTTGTCATGTCACGCCTCCTGGCTGAGCAATGCCGGCTGAATGCCGGTTTTCCGGGTAAATCCATTTATAGGTAGGCATTCCAAAAAGCCCGGTTGCCCGGGCTTTTCAGTAATGCTGTCCTCGAACCTTCGGCGCTACTGGCGCGGTACGGTTCTTTCCTCAATGTTTTTCCGACCACGATCCCTGTCTGCCGGATAACTGCTTCTGGTGCTTTACGCTGCACACCCGGGTCAGTTGCCAACCCTCTGAACCGTTAAGGCCGGTTCATCGCTGCCTGTTTCTTGTAAAGCGGTGTCACTAAAGAGCGTCGGCATCCTTGCCGGTGTTGCCTGGCATCCCTGCCATCGCTGTGATGGCGTCCTTGCCGATGTTGCTTGCCTTCCTTGTCATCCTTGGCAGCATCCTTGCCGCCTCCACCAGGCCTTGTTGGCTGGCTTGAGATGAAGAATATGCATGTATGCATATACAGTCAATGCGTAAATGCATTTATTTTCACTCAGGATATGCTCATGTGCATTTTTGGCTTGGTGATTCAAGCGGTTACTGGCTTTTGGCAGGCGAAAAAAAACCCGCTGCTTGGCGGGTTTTGTCCTACCGAATTGGGTTAACGCGCGTACATGCCCCACCAGAACACATGGCCGAGGATACTGATCTGCTCGTCCTGGATTTCCTGGAAACTGTAGTCCTCGTCCGGATGCTCGTCGCGATTGAAGCTGCGCAGACGAATCCCGGATGGCAGGCGATAGAGCTGTTTGACCCGCAATTGGCCATTGTGATTGATGGCATACAGATCGCCATCGACGATATCGCCGATGCCGCTCTTGCCCGCATTGACCCCGACGGTTGCGCCATCGCGCAGCACTGGCAACATGCTGTTGCCGCGCACCGTCACACACTTGGCCTGGTCGAATTGCACACCATTGTGTCGCAAGCTGCGCTTTCCAAAACGCAGGCTGGCTTTCTCGCTTTCCTCGATGACGAATCTTCCTGATCCAGCAGCCAATTCAACCTCGCGCAGAAAGGGGATCGACACCTCATCGTCATTGATAGGGGTGTCGTCGTCCCACAGGCTTATGTCCTTGAGTTCCGAATGCATCGGGTCGCGCCCGTCGTCCCGCGCAGCGCCTACGGCCACGCGCCCGCGCAGTTGGTCGGTGCTCACGCCAAAGTATTCGGCAATGCGGGAGATATGCTTGTCAGACGGATCGACAATCTTGCCGCTGAGGATCCGAGACAGCGTGGACTGAGGCACACCGGTACGCCGGTGAAGCTCCGTTGGGGAGATCCGGTCGCGGTCCAGCAATTCTCTTAATACGATAGAAACGTTGCGTTTTTGCATAACGGCGATAGTGCCGGGTGTTTTGCAGCTTGGCAAATGCTAATTTGCATATTTTATGCACAGGTCGCGCTGTATCAGGGGCAGCGTCTCTGCGTTTTGTACACCGGTTTGCAACCTGCGAAGCGCCGACTTCACATGTTAACCTTGCGGCCATTGCAATAAGCAGGGCCGAGCGCCCCACCTTTGCCCCACTCCTTTCAACGAATTTGCTAACTATCTGATGAGTAAGAACACGTCCGATCTGTCCTCCCACACCCCGATGATGCAGCAGTACTGGCGCTTGAAAAACCAGCACCCTGATCAGTTGATGTTCTACCGCATGGGCGACTTCTACGAGATCTTCTACGAAGACGCGAAGAAGGCTGCCAAGTTGCTGGACATCACGCTGACCGCGCGCGGGCAGTCGGCGGGGCAGTCAATTCCGATGTGTGGGATTCCTTACCACTCCCTCGAAGGCTATCTGGCCAAGCTGGTAAAGCTGGGCGAGTCGGTGGTGATCTGCGAGCAGATCGGCGATCCGGCCACCAGCAAAGGCCCGGTGGAACGTCAGGTGGTGCGCATCATTACGCCGGGTACGGTGAGTGATGAAGCGCTGCTGGATGAGCGTCGCGATAACTTGATCGCGGCAGTGCTGGGGGATGAGCGCTTGTTCGGCCTGGCCGTGCTGGATATCACCAGCGGCAATTTCACAGTCCTGGAGATCAAGGGCTGGGAGAACCTCCTGGCGGAGCTGGAGCGCATTAATCCCGTGGAGTTGCTGATCCCGGACGATTGGCCCAAGGATTTGCCGGCGGAAAAACGGCGTGGGACCAAACGTCGCGCGCCGTGGGATTTCGAGCGTGACTCGGCGCTCAAGAGCCTGTGCCAGCAATTCTCCGTGCAAGACCTTAAAGGCTTCGGTTGCGAAACCCTGACCCTGGCCATCGGCGCCGCCGGTTGCCTGCTCAGCTATGCCAAGGAAACCCAGCGCACCGCCCTGCCGCACTTGCGCAGCCTGCGCCACGAACGCTTGGACGATACCGTGGTGCTCGATGGCGCCAGCCGTCGCAACCTGGAGCTGGACACCAACCTGGCCGGCGGGCGCGACAATACTTTGCAATCGGTGGTCGACCGTTGCCAGACCGCCATGGGCAGCCGCCTGCTGACCCGTTGGCTGAACCGTCCGCTGCGGGATCTGAAGGTGCTGCAAGCGCGCCAATCCTCCATCACCTGCCTGCTGGATGGTTACCGCTTTGAAAAGCTGCAGCCGCAGCTCAAGGAAATCGGCGATATCGAGCGCATTCTGGCGCGGATCGGCCTGCGAAATGCGCGCCCGCGCGACCTGGCGCGCCTGCGCGATGCGCTCGGCGCCCTGCCGCAATTGCAAGCAGCCATGACGGAACTGGACGCGCCGCACCTGCAACAACTGGCCGTGACCACCAGCACCTACCCGGAACTGGCGGCGCTGCTGGAAAAAGCCATCATCGATAACCCGCCGGCCATCATCCGTGACGGTGGCGTACTGAAGACCGGTTACGACAGCGAACTGGATGAGTTGCAAGCCCTGAGCGAAAACGCCGGGCAATTCCTTATCGACCTGGAAGCCCGCGAAAAAGCCCGCACTGGCCTGGCCAATCTGAAGGTCGGCTACAACCGCGTGCATGGCTACTTTATCGAGCTGCCCAGCAAACAGGCCGAACAGGCGCCGATCGACTATCAGCGCCGCCAGACGCTCAAAGGTGCCGAACGCTTTATCACCCCGGAGCTTAAGGAGTTCGAAGACAAGGCACTGTCAGCCAAAAGCCGGGCCTTGGCGCGGGAAAAGATGCTGTATGAGGCGCTGCTCGAAGACTTGATCGGCCAACTGGCGCCGCTGCAAGACACGGCTGCAGCGTTGTCGGAACTGGACGTGTTGAGCAACCTGGCCGAACGCGCCCTCAACCTCGACCTCAACTGTCCGCGGTTCGTCAGCGAGCCATGCATGCGCATCGTGCAGGGGCGTCACCCGGTGGTGGAGCAGGTGCTGACCACGCCGTTCGTCGCCAACGATCTGTCGCTGGATGACGATACCCGCATGCTGGTGATCACCGGTCCGAATATGGGCGGTAAATCCACCTACATGCGCCAGACGGCGTTGATCGTGTTGTTGGCGCATATCGGCAGTTTTGTGCCGGCGGCCAGTTGCGAGCTGTCCCTGGTAGACCGGATTTTCACCCGGATCGGCTCCAGCGATGACCTGGCCGGTGGCCGTTCGACCTTTATGGTGGAAATGAGCGAGACCGCCAATATCCTGCATAACGCTACCGAACGCAGCCTGGTGCTGATGGACGAAGTGGGTCGCGGCACCAGCACCTTCGACGGGCTTTCCCTGGCTTGGGCCGCCGCCGAGCGCTTGGCACATTTACGCGCCTACACGCTGTTCGCCACCCACTATTTCGAGCTGACCGTACTGCCGGAAAGCGAGCCGCTGGTGGCCAACGTGCACTTGAACGCGACCGAGCACAACGAGCGTATCGTGTTTCTGCACCATGTATTGCCGGGGCCGGCCAGTCAGAGCTACGGCCTGGCTGTTGCGCAACTGGCCGGTGTGCCGAACGACGTGATCAGCCGCGCCCGCGAACACCTCAGTCGCCTGGAAACCACTGCGTTACCCCACGAAACTGCGGTTGCCAGTCCCGCCAAGACTCAGCGACAAAGTGCCGCGCCACATCAGAGCGATCTCTTCGCCAGCCTGCCCCACCCCGTGCTGGATGAACTGGCCAAGCTGGAGCTGGACGATCTGACGCCGCGTAAAGCACTCGAAATGTTATATGCACTGAAGACTCGGATATAACGCACAGGCCTGCAAACTGGTAGACTCTCGCGCGGTTTGGGATGCTGCTGGCTTTTAGCCTGGCCTGCAGACTATCGCTCCCGAACCTCGCGAGCCCTGCCATTAAGGGTTTCGCTGCCGCCGCCTGAGGAGAAAATTAGAAATGACCTTCGTCGTCACCGACAACTGCATCAAGTGCAAGTACACCGACTGCGTAGAAGTCTGTCCGGTGGACTGCTTTTACGAAGGCCCGAACTTCCTGGTCATCCACCCGGACGAGTGCATTGATTGCGCCCTGTGTGAACCAGAATGCCCGGCCCAAGCGATTTTTTCTGAAGATGAGGTGCCTGCCGGCATGGAAAACTTCATCGCGTTGAATGCTGAGTTGGCCGATATCTGGCCCAACATCACCGAGAAGAAAGACGCTCTGCCTGACGCCGAAGAGTGGGATGGCAAGACCGGCAAAATCGCCGACCTCGAACGCTGATAGCCTCACCGTTCCTCAAAAGGCCCCTTGCGGGCCTTTTTGCATTTCCTGGACCTGCTTTTACTTTTCTACAGGCGAAAAAAGGGGCGGTATGACCCGCCCACATTTTTTCCTTAGTCCCTTTATTCCTTTTCATCATCCTGATGAATCGCATCCCGCGATATTCCTTTAACCATCGTTCCTTGATGGCCGTGTCAATCCGTGGACACAGGACTGATGTTAGAGAGTTCCAAGGGAAGTTCAACGGGATGCTACATCCACTCCAGCACGCCGACGTAACAGAACACCCCTAAATAATTGTTATGTTTCAATAAGATAGAAAAGTCTTTCGCATTTTTTAGCCACCCAGGGCGAGGAAAAAAACCATTCGCTTACGAAAAAGTAAGCGAATGCTTACATGAGACATTGCGCAAAAGCGTAATCGCCCCCTCCTCGCCTCAATCCTCGCTGACAGTGATCGTCGGCATGGATGGCATGGCCGCTTCCTGCAGCACGATCCGCGCGCCCACATGGCGGGCCAGTTCCTGATAAATCATGGCGATTTGGCTATCAGGCTCAGCCATTACCGTAGGCTTGCCGCCATCAGCCTGTTCGCGGATCAGCATCGACAACGGCAGCGAGGCCAATAGCTCGACGCCATACTGGGTGGCCAGCTTCTCGCCGCCCCCTTCACCAAACAAATGCTCGGCATGACCGCAATTGGAGCAGATATGCACCGCCATGTTTTCCACGACGCCCAGCACCGGAATGTTGACCTTACGGAACATCTCCACGCCTTTTTTCGCGTCCAGCAGCGCCAGATCCTGAGGCGTGGTAACGATCACTGAACCCGCCACCGGCACCTTCTGCGCCAGGGTCAGCTGGATATCACCGGTGCCGGGCGGCATATCGATGACCAGGTAGTCCAGGTCGCCCCAGGCTGTCTGGGTGACCAGTTGCAACAACGCGCCGGAAACCATCGGCCCTCGCCAGACCATTGGCGTGTTGTCATCGGTCAAGAACGCCATGGACATTACTTCCACGCCCAGGGACTCGATAGGCACGAACCACTTCTGATCCTTGACCTTCGGCCGCGTGCCTTCGGCGATGCCGAACATCACGCCTTGGCTCGGCCCGTAGATATCGGCGTCGAGAATGCCCACACGTGCGCCTTCGCGGGCCAGGGCCAGGGCCAGGTTGGCCGCCGTAGTAGACTTGCCCACCCCGCCCTTGCCGGACGCCACTGCCACCACATTCTTGACGTTGGCCAAGCCCGGGATCTGCGCCTGCGCCTTGTGCGCGGCGATGACACATTGAATATCGACCTTGGCCGAACGTACGCCGTCCAAACCTTCTATGGCCATCTGCAGCATCTGTGCCCAGCCGTTCTTGAACAGGCCGGCGGCGTAGCCCAGCTCCAACTGGACCGAGACTTGATCGCCCTGGACCTCGATGGCTCGCACACAGCCGGCGCTCACCGGGTCCTGGTTCAAATAGGGGTCGGTGTACTGGCGAAGAACGGCTTCCACCGCTGCGCGATTCACGGCGCTCATGGGCTACTCCCGAAAAAGACTGACTGAAACAGGCGGCTATCCTAACCGTTCCGGCCACGTAACGGCATGCTTTCGACAGTTTGCAGGATGCTGAAACAACGCCACGGGGTGAAATAAATTTGCCGGCGCTTTATAGTGGCCGACCTCCGTTTCATCAAGTAGCCGAGCCCCATGTCCGAGCCACGCAAGATCCTCGTCACCAGCGCCCTGCCCTATGCCAATGG